ATTACTCTGGTAAGGGTGATCATTCTTGCTGCGGATGTTTGTAATACAAATCGTTCTTCAGCAAACTCGTCTTCATCGTCATCTTCAAACCCTTGACTGATCATCACCAACGCATCGATTAGATCACGATTACGTATAAGGGGGTTATCTCTTATTGTTATACTCATTGTGCTTCTCCAAAGATTATAGGTGCTACTTGCTGTAGTTCTTTCTGTATTGCCAAGGCTACTTCCCGCACTTCAGTTTGGGCTGATTTGCTTGATCTGAGCTTAATAAAATCGACCCAAGCCTGATAGTTGCCTGACACATAAAGCTCTGTCTCTTGCGCTTGTGGGAGGATATATCGGGCATCTTGTTTGGATACACCTGCTTCACGAAGTTGTTTGTATACTTCTTTAGATAACGTCAGATAATTGCCCACCGTCTTTTCATGAAGCCTTAACGATTCTGGTATCAACATTAACGCATCACTCTCATCGCAGTAGCGTGAGCTACGTACTAAATAAGACAGATGTACACTTCTGGTTAGTTGAGCAAGACATACTCGACTGATTCCTTCAATCTTAAAAACAGCCATACCAAAACGTAGACAACTTAGGTGTCCAACATCTATTATGTGTTTTAATCTTTTCTCATCATTACCATCTTTGCCATAACAAATACCAGCGTATTTGCCTAGGTTCAATGGGTTTGTATATTCTTCTAATGTTACTTTCATTGTATTACTCTCTTATTATCGTTGATGCTTGATTTCTATATCGTATAACGGATACTCTTTTCCACATTCTTCACATCGTTGTATTCCCAAACCATAAAAGTACATAAAGTACTTACAAACGTGTTTAGGTGTGAACCACTTTCTAATTAAGGTTTGCATTTCTTTTCCTTATATGTTCATCTACAGATTTGTCATAACCAGGAATATGATCCTCATCAACAACGGTTGAACGTACAAACCTATATCTATACGCATCTTTTTTTAACTCGGCGATCTCAGCTTTTAACTGTTCGTTCTCTACCTTTAATGCCATAAATTTATTTCGGATAAAGTCTTTCTCTTGGTTAGAAAGTTCCATCATTCGGTCTCCAATATTTTGATCCTGCGATCTAAGTAGAATCTAGCTTTCTTTAAATCTTCCAACTTATTGATCTTGTATCCTGCACGAGACACATACTTAATTACATTAGCTAAGTGAAAATCCTTATCCAACCCTTTAGCTTCCAAATAATCTAGTACCTCAATTCCACCATGTGTGTAATGGCTTGGGTTATTAATAGGGTCAGCTGGAACTTTCCTAGGTTCGTGGGAATAATGACTTAGGTTATTAATGGTTTCAGCTGGAATCTCTTTAGGTTTCCATACAGGTTTTACAGTTGATTCTTCGTTTATCATATAGTCTCCATATTGTTTAGGGTAATTCAAAAGATTAATGGGAGGGAATATAAAGGATCCCCAGTTCACCAACCACTCCTTTCAGCAGCTTCGCAACATTCTCTAGAACACCAACGTCTGTTATCCATTACAGGTGCGTCGCATTCCCAGCACTGTCCAGAGTCGTTAGAAAAGATGTCTAATTTAGCACCTTTTGCCATCTCTATTTGTTTCTCTAAGATCAGTTGTGCCTGATCGTTTGCTTTATCTATTACATCAGACATAGCTTTTCTCACATGCACGAAATGGGTTTTTCAATGGTAGTTGTATTACAACTACAAAAACTTCAGATCGTTGTTTATTTGTTTTCTTGTTAGCCATATGTCTCTAGCAATGTGCCAATACAGTTAAGTTAAGGACTATAGAAGCGATAAGTAATCCAGTTGTTACAACTAGGTATGCTCTATATTTTTGAGCTTTAAATTCGCTCTCATCTACGTTATAAAATCTCATCTTCTCGACCCTGATCAATTTTAGAAATGTCGGCTAGTATAGCATTTAAACCTGTAGATCCGAAGCCTTTATCACTACGAGTTGTTTCATCTAAGTCTTTTACTACTTCAAGTGTTACAGCAGGTACGGGTACGATCATTAGCTGTGCGATACGATCTCCAGGTTTGATAGGTAATACGGTATCGCCATGATTGCATAATAAAACCTTTATCTCACCCCTGTAACCTGCATCAATAACTCCTGCTCCAACCTCTATACTATTCTTTACAGCAAGTCCGCTACGAGACTTAATGATGCCGCAGTAACCTTCAGGTATTGCCATACGCACACCTGTGCTAATTAGCTGCCTGCTGTATCCATATAGATGCGTTTCCTCATTAGCTTCAATATCAAAAGCTGCGTCAGATGGATGGGCTTTATTTAGTTGTTTAGTTGTTTTAATTATCATGTTAATGCCTTTTTAATTGTTTGAATTAGATCGTTTGTTAAATGGTCATCATCGTAGTTAATAGTCTCTAACCTTTCTACAGCATTGGTTAGTAAATAATCTTTTGTTACTATTTCTCGTGAAAGCCTATGCACCATGCCCTTAAGTGTGGTCAGGTCATCTTTTAATTTGTAATTTTCTTTTATGTACTCATCATTATCGTCAACATCGTCCCAGTATTTTGATTGATCCTCATCGCCTCCGTTAAACATTGTTCTTTTTCTCTTCTAGTTCTCTTCGTTTCTTTTCTATTATCATTGCATCAGCTATATCATATGACCACATTGCTATCCGCATAGGGTCTTGTGCAAACTCTTGCAAGTTCCAAGTCTTCTTAGTCATTAACCCATTCATAGCCACCATAGCTATCGTATCTCTTGTGTTCATTTCTTTTCTCCAATCCAATCAGACCAATAATATTTATAAACAGTAATTAAACCAAAAAACCATTTCCTAATTGCTACCTTTTTTAATACCCTATACTCAACTTCAGGTTCCCACTGATCGATAACAAATCTACATCTAAACGTATCGCTGTTTAAATCATTCATCATCCGTCCCCCATATCAATAGGTGCATTGATCTCTTTCATATAATCTAAAACCGCTTGTGCTAAAACACTTTTATTATCTTGCCTCATACATAGCACTAGGCGTTTTATATTATCTTGTTGTATATCAAATTCAAGCTGCTCTAAAAAGGCTTTAAATACTCCAAAGTTCTCTTGTTCATGATTAAAATCAATAACCCATCTATCATTTTCTGTTCGGTAGTTTAGTATTATTTGACTGCTCATCATTCGTCCTTCATTGCAATGTCATCTATCAGTATATAGTCGGCGCTCATACCTTGCATTTTCTGTGGTAAATTTTTATTATTAATAACTACTGCCCCCGTCATATGATCTGCAAACCCTTGCATAGCGGTATTAAATGTTTCAGTATCTACCGACTCTCTTAGTTCTTCAATAGCTCTCATAAAATATTTTATTGTTTCATCTCTAGTCATTGCCATTTTTCTTCTCCTTAGCTATCCCTCAAACATAACCCTTTACCCTTTAATACACCTTCTATCTCTCGCACAGTTACCTTACCTATATTATGCTTTGCTCTTAACTCAAACTTTGTTAGTTTGATTAAATCCCCAACACGTTTAATCCCATGACCTATTAAACAATTACACGTAAAAACAGACATTTCGGAGGTGTCTCTAAGCTCCTCTATCAGTATGTTTTGCCTTGGATCAGCATACTCTTCTACTGTTTTAGCTCGTTCTTCTAACATCGCATCTGCATAGGCATATGCTGACTTACTTAGAGCGTGTTTATTTTTCTGCTCTCGTTTTGGGTATAATAAATCTTCAGGGTCACATCCCATATATTGAATAAACCCCTGCAATACAGCTGTTGCTATGGTATCTCTTAGTTCAGTCATCTTTTTTTCTTCCTCTCTGCCAACATTCTCTCTTCTAACATTGCGTCTGCCATGATGTATGCAACTGAACTTATGTATTTATAATCTATATCATCGTCCATAGCTAATACCCCTTGCATCGCAAGTCCGGCAAAGTGGTCACGTAACCCTGAGTCATTAGGTTGATTATTAAATAGCTTCATTGTTTCCGCTAAAGCAGTTTTTGCCATACTTAAATCGTCTATCAAAGCTCTATTGTTTACCTTTAAGTCCTCGATTACTGCTTTTAAAATCTCTATCTCATTCATTCCCCACCTCCAATGCCGTGTGCTTTTTCTACTCTTCTTATCCATCTAATGACGTATCTGACTTGATGATCGTCCATATTTTCAACAACCCCTTCTTTATCAAGAGCATATATAACATCTTCTGTTAAGGGTTTGGGTGGTGCAAACTCATTGACCCCTTGTCTAAACCCTTTCCCATACCATTCAATCTTTGTTTCTGCTAAAAGAGGCTCAGGCTCTTGCTCAGGTTGGGCGAGTAGTTTTCTAATATCATTTAAAATGCTTGCTTCAGGTGACTTATGATGATCGCCTCCGTAACCCCACTCATAATCTTCTAAAATTCCCAGAGCGGTTTGCAATAAATCTCTTTCTCTACTCATTCCCCACCTCCAATGCCGTGTGCTTTTTCAATAGCTCTAGCTAACTCAATAAATTTATTCCATTCATTTTTAGAAAATATCTCGTAGATTTCTTCATCACTTAAAGGCTCTCGTTTTGGCGGTGCTGTGTATAGAGGTATAACCACATAATCTTTGTAATATCGTTCCATTGGTTTAACCTCAGAAAACGAAAACGCCCCATCATTAGTTTCATCTATTACTTTCCAAGCCACAGGCTCTTGCTCAGTCTGCTCAGAAGCTTCCGCAATGATAGCCCGCACCGCCCGAACTGACAATTTGGCACTCTTACTGAAGTTGACATTCTGGTCGCCAATGTTGAAATCTTGGTCCCACGCGCTGTAGCTATCGAACTCCGAAGAACTCCAGTAGTAACCATTAGCAAACTTGCTACGTATCTCTGGATTAAGGAAAGCCATTAGTAAAACTTCTCTTGGAGGTAAATCTTGACCGATGCTTTTGCACCAGTTATTAGCATCTTCCCAATTCATCGGTTCTGTTGATTCATCCCCTAATATCCATTTAGTACCATTTAAAATACAGATTTCTTTATTCATTACCACCTCCAATGCCATGTTCTTTTTCTATTGCTCTAGCAAAATTTCTTACTGAGTTTGTATTAATGTCCGTCCATAAATCTGCTATCCGCTCCACACTCAAAGGCTCACGTTTTGGTGGTGCAAAATTCCTAGAATCTTTCAATGCTCCACAAGATTCAGTCTTGTTACAATATTTGCAGTTCCATGTGTCACTGTTTGTGCATTCCGCTACTGCCTGCTCAGGTTGGGCGAGGAGGTCTTGTATCTCCAGAATTAACTCAGAACCAAAATCAGGAGCCGCATGGCCGATACTGGCCATCAAAGGTACTATTTGTATTATTTCTATTGCTTTATTCAACAACTCTCTTTCTTTACTCATTTGCGTTCTCCATCAAATGTCTTAATAGTTCTAAACTGACCACATTTATTTCCTGGGCTTTCCTTGAACATATAACACCATTGATAAGTAGACTCTGCATATGAACCTAATTTGTAATAGCAATTCTTACAATCAGCATCAGGTAACTCTCTTTCTTTACTCATTCCTCACCTCCAATACCGTGCATTACCTCAGCAAACCGGATGCCCTTTATAAAGATCTCTCTAGTGACGTTAAGCATTGATTCATTACCCTCTCTTATTTCTTTTTCACTCAAAGGCTCACGTTTTGGTGGTGCTGTGTAAAGCGGTATAACTACATCATATTTGTAACTTCGTTCCGTCGGTTTAATCCTAGAAAACATATACTTCCCGTTGGTTCCGTCTATTACTTTCCAAGCCACAGGTTCTTGCTCAACCATTACAGACTTTCTACCTTCTTCATAAGCGTCATATACATTACTAACGCAAACACCATTTGGCATAACAGCCTCTGCTTTATTTTGCTCAAATTGTTTTGGGGGTGCTGGGTATAGCGGTATTGGTTCTTTAATAGAATCATGCGCTTCCACGTAATGTTTTTTATCCGTACATACCCATTCCAAAAGTTTCCCCTCAACTTCTGTTTGAATTATCCAAGCCACAGGCTCTTGCTCAGGTTGCTCAGGTTGGGCGAGGAGTTTATTTATATCAATACATAACTCATTACAAGCTACTCCTTTGTATTCAAACTCATCTAAGCATCTTTGCAACAACTCTCTTTCTTTACTCATTCCCCACCTCCAGTTATGCCGTGTGCTTTTTCTGCAAATATAACACCTTGTTTAAACGCTTCTCTCGTAACATTAAGCGTTGACTGATTACCCGAGCTTATTTGTTGTGGTGTTAAAGGCTCACGTTTTGGTGGTGCTGCGTAGAGTGGTATGTAATTTGGATTTGGTACAGCAGGTGCATCACCTTTTGTAAACGATACAGCTCTATCAATAATAGGAGCATCGTTATGTCTATATCTTTGTACCCATTCTGTAATCCAAGCCACAGGTTCTTGTTCAGGCTCTTGCTCAGGTTTGGTGAGGAATTCTATGGCTTCCAATCTTAATAAAAGCCAATCACTATACGTTTTTTCACTACTACATAATTTCTCTATCAACTCTCTTTCTTTACTCATTCATCTACTCCAATGCCGTGTGCTTTTTCTATTAATCTGACTAATCTCAAAAAACCTTTGTCATAGTTATTAACCCAAATAGTATCTATTTCTACACGAGTTAAAGGCTCACGTTTTGGTGGTGCTAGGTAAAGTGGTATTGGTTCTTTAATAGAATCATGCTCTTCCAGGTAATGTTTTTTATCCGTACATACCCATTCACTAAGTTTTCCATGAATTTCTGTTTTAATTATCCAAGCCACAGGTTCTTGCTCAGGTTGCTCATGGTGAACGAGAAATTCATAAATCTCTTTGTATAGATCATAACTGATAAAGAAATCACCTTTATTGTCGCCAGATATAACTTTCTTTAGTAACTCTCTTTCAATGCTCATAGTAATTGTCCCTAAAATCAATAAAAAGGTCACATTCAAGTTGATTCAGTTCTTTCTTGAAGTCGCCATGCCACATGAAGTCCTTAGTATCTACTTCAATACTTAAGTATCTGGAGCAGTTTTCTTTTTTGTCGCAGTTGCTACCAAGACATCTGGCATTCTCATTCGGCAGTGGATATTTCATCTTCATAATAATCACCAATTCTAGGAACATTACTTCCAAAATATTTAATATATAAATCAAGCAGATTTATTGCGTCATTCCAAGCTTTTGGAGCATCTTTAGACTCTGTTTTTATTGGTGACAATGTACCTGTTGATACGCCTGTTAATCTTGATATTTCTATTTGTGATAAACCTTCTTGCTCAAGTTTTATTATCATTATTGCCCAATCAAAATCCCTCTTCACAGCTTTCTCCTTAGTTCATTGCAATATAACTCTATCTCCTTATTTTTACGCATAAACTCCACAATCTGTGCAGCCATTCCAGTTAATTTAATTGGCTTAGGTTTTTTCATAAATGCACATGATTCTCTTGCATAGGGTAGCCACTCCATAATTTCATCTCGGTTATATAAAACCGTTCCATCAATATAAGTTGCTATATGTTTAGGCATACAATATTTTGGTTCTTTACTAATTCTATCCAGTACAAGTGCAGTAACACCAATTAATTTCATTATCTCTTTCTTGGTAATGTTATTTTGACTTACTGTAACAACAATATTCAATTTTTTAGCTCTCTGTTTAGCTCTAACACGTTCATTGATATATTTCTTATTCTTATGGTAATACTCCAACATTCTTAGTCGCTGTTTCTCTTTCCGTTCTTCTGGTGTCGTCATTGTAACCATGCCTCCATAGTTAAAATAATTCCTGCTGCAATCAAACACCAAATCTGTATTTCTTGGTGATTGGTGAATGTATGTGCTGGTTTATTTTTATAGTCTTTCATTTACATGCACTCCAATTTCTTGCGCTATTAGCTTCAAGATTATCTCTATATTGAACTCTTACATCTCTTGCTGCTTTTGATAGCTTAGTTGTTAAATCATTTTTATTAGCTTCAGTTAAATAAGCTCTTGTTTCTTTTGAAACAATACTTGTATTTATATTTGTGTTTTTCAACCACAATGCAATATCTAAAATATCATCAACTTGTTTATTATCTAAAATTTTATATAACTTCTCTAATCTTGTAGCTACAAAACAATAAACATCTAATTTTTTTGAAGTAAATTCATTACTTTTTCTTTTTAGTAAATCCATATCATCATCAGTTAAATTATTATTATTTTTAAAAGTATGTTGCAACCTTAAAATCTTATAATTTGGTTTTTCATAAAAATGATGCATTAAATAAATGTCCCATCTCATTTGCAATCTTTCAATATTCATAATCTTATCCAAAAAAATGCCAGCTTTTTACGGCTGGCGAGTGGTTGCTTCTATTCAGGAATTGCAAATTAAGTTATTAGCTTTCCAGTCCATTGCCTTTTGAACTAAAAGATTAATACTGGTGTACTTTGGTGATAATGTTGCGTTCTCTAGCAATCCAAATAGCTCAGAACCGTCTGTTTCTGCGATTTGAGCGTTGATTAGTGCTTGGCAATAGTCCACAAAGGCTTGTGCTATTAAAATGCCGCCAAGCGATTGATCTATACGCATATCCGTTATAATTTTATCAAATTCCTGTTCCATTAGAAATCGCCTTT